TGATTTATTAGAGACAAATGAATTAGAATCATCACGAAGAAAAAGAAACGCAATATTTCAATCCAGTAAAGGTTCAGGGGCAATGTTAGAAGGTTCAGGCGTTCTTAATGTTGGCGCAAGAGATACTTACTACGGGAATTAATAAAAAACAAAGGAGTATATAATGGGCGGAGGAAATTTTGACGAATTTCATAAAGTTTTGGCGGAGCAGGCAATCATGCAAAATCCAGAAATGAGCTTAGGAAAGAGAGAGCAGATACAGAGGTTTGGAGGACTTGAAACAGATACTCAAATGGCAGAAACAGAAGACAAGCGAAAGAAACGCACTTCGTCTTTTCAGACTCCGGGAGGAGCTTCGGGTGCGAGTGTATTAAATGTAGGACAAAGAGACACATACTTTGGGAATTAAGGGGATCATATGAAAAACGAGAATGAAAATGTAAAAGAAGCGTATGAAGATGCGCGTGTTGTTAGGTCGGAGTATCAAAGCAGATGGCGAGATATTGGTCGTCATTGCGGAATTACTGTGGATGAACAGTTTTTTGAGTCAGCAGAATCTCATTCACCAAGCGATAATTTAGATGATGATATCGAAGATCCAACAGCAGCGTTGGCTGTAATTCAGTCAGGAGATTATCTTGACGGGATAATGTGGGGTACGGGTGAAGAAGCGTTAGATTTAGAGCCGAGTGACTGGGTTCTTGAACGCGCAGATAAAGCTACATTGAAAGATTATTTTGCTTACAGGACAAAACAGTTGTTAGGTAACATGAACCATAACTCAGCAGGGTTTTCAGCAGCAAGGAAGCCTTATTTTTATGGACAGTCGTCGTTTGGTACTTCAGGTGTTGGAGTGTTTAAGAACGGTGATTTCCCTGAGAAGGAAGAAAATCCGTATTTCTTCAGGTCGTTTGGTATAGATAACATGGCTATCGCTGAAGGCAAGAACGGATTGGTTAATACAATCTTTCTTGTGTATCATTGGAGAGTTACACAGATCATGCAGGAGTTTGATTATAATAAGAAAATCATTCCTGCTGAAATACAATCTGATTATAAGAACGGAGATTACAATAAACGATACACGATCATTCAAGCCATTATTCCGCGTAAAGATTATCAGCGTGGCCTTAAAGGTAAACGGGGTACAAAATATCGTGGTGCGTGGTTTCTTAGTAAGAATAAAGAGACTATATTTTTCAATGAGGATTTCAAATGTTTGCCTGTTGGTGTGTGTAGAGCAATCAAAGTTCATGGCGAAGCTTGGGGTAGGAGCTCAGGAACATTACTGATCAGCACAATCAAGAGTGCTAATTACATGCTTAGTCAAGCGATTGAAACCATTGAGAAGATGAACGATCCGGCAATGGGTACGTTTAACAACGCGTTGTTTGGCGATAGTGTAGTTGATACGGGGTCAGGTGGTATGGTTACGTTCAATGATGCAATGCAGAGCAATAAAGGTGTTCCTCCGTTGTTCAAGCTGTACGATACGGGAGACCCTACTGCATTGGTTAGTTTCTTATTGCCATATCTTAACAATAAAATAGCGACAGGGTTCAAAGTAGATATCTTACTTGACTTCGCAAGTCAGAAAGATATGACGGCAACCGAGAGTATGCAGAGGTATGCAATCAGGGGTAAGTCTTTATCTGGACTATTAGGACAACAGAAATCAGAGATGCTTAATGTTGTTGTTGTAAGGTGTATTCAGATTGAAGATGATAACGGGTTAAGAGGTATTGACCCAAGTGATGCTGCTCAAGTTAAAGAGAAAGCTGACATTGACCGTTCAGATATGGTTATTCCTGAAGCTGTGTTAGCGGCAATGCAGGCCGGTAAGAAATGGTATAAGATTAGCTATAATAACGAACTTGAGCGAATGACCAAAACTGAGGGTCTTGACCGGATTATTCAGTTAGTTCAAGGTGTGACAATGTTGCTGGCGTTAAATCCGGGATTAACAGCAGCAGTAGAATGGTACGATCTTTACAATGACATCAATGAAGCGTTAGGCGTATCTTACATAAAGACTGCTGACGAGTTTAAAGACGCAGTAGAAAAACAAGCAGAGATACAGCGTAAAGCCATGATGTTAGCGGCTGCCAAAGAAGGGGCAGGAATCCAAGGACAATTAAGTAAAGCAGGAAAGGATGATGCAGATGCAGAACGATGATAAACCACAGAGAGAGAAAACAGCAAAAGAGATTGAGATGGAGGCATTGAGGGCGGAACAAACGAAAAAAGCGGAAGATTTGAAGAATGCAGCGAGGAGGCTGTTTACTACAAAAGACGGGATAGTAGTAGCAAAGGCAATGATGCGGATAAGTAATATTTATAATCTATCTGCTGATCTTGAAGCAGACGATAAAATGCTTAGAGCATTGGCCGGAAGAACATTCATGTACAATTATTTCATCAAAGGGCTATTGACATCAGAACAGTTGGTAGCAATCGAATCAGTCGAAAAGAAATAGGAAAGGAGCAAAATGCAAGTATTAACGATTGAAGAAAGGTGTGACCTTCTTAGGGAAAATATTGAGATGGTGAAGTCTAAGATAGTATCAATCGTAGATGATACTGAAATGTCTGAGGTCGAAACTCTTTTGGAAGGTGACAACATACCTGACAGAAGAAATGCTAACATGAAAGAAAATCTAACATTAGCGTTCAGGCACGTTGAAGATGCAAAGATGAGATTAGGCAAAGTGATGCAGGCGTATCAAGGTGGAATATCAATCTTAGATAAACCAAAAGGAGAAAATTAAAATGTCAGAAGAACAAGCAGCAGCGGCAGCCGCAGAAGAAGCGGCGGCGGTAGCAAGTCAAGAGGCAGCAGCCGCAGAAGAAGCGGCGGCAAGTGAAGCAGCCGTAGCGGCAGCAGCGGCAGCGAAAAAAGCAGATTTAAACCCATTAGACCAACAAATTAACGCAAAGATGAAAGCACCTGACCTTTATAAAGACAAAGGCTATATGAAAAATATAGTTGATGATAAAGGCGAGACAACAGCAGAGAGGTTATTTAAAGAAGTTGACGAATTGCAGACTTTGAAGGGTAAGAAGTATTTACCTTTTGACCATGCAAACGCAACGGAAGAAGAAGCGCAAGCACATATTGACGCAACAAAGCCGGAGAACGCAGAAGTCTATAAAGTAGAGGGCTTAGTTCCTCCGGGTAAAGAGTCAGCTATTCAAGGTATTTTTCACGAAGCTGGCGCAGAACCACATAAAGCAGATAAAATTATTAAAGGGTATTTAGCCTACGAGCAATCCGAAATGGCGAAACTCACGAATCCTGAAGATTTTAAGGAACAACTTAAAACGTCTTTTGGTGATGATTTTGAAGCCATAGCCAAAGGTGTAGGCGATGCAATGAAAGGTGTTCAGTCAGAAGATGATCAAAAGATCATGGGAGTAATGACAAACCCTCAGTTATCTATGGTTTATAGATTAGTGAATACTTTAGTGAAAGATTATGGTATTGACACTAAGAACATAAAAACTCCGTTAGGTGGTGGTGGAATGGGATCAGTTGTTGATGCACAAAAAGAAGTTAAAGAATCGTATGACGCTTTAGTTACGTTGAAAAAGAAACAGTTTACTAAGGCACAAAAAACATCAGCAGTTAAACGATACCAAGACGCACAAAACAACCTAAGAAAACTGGAGGCTAACTAATGGACTATGATAATACAAAAATGATTGAACTAACTCTGTCGGGCGTTATCAGGACAAAGATCGGGTCTGATCAAGAAGCGTACCCGTTTGCTGGAATTAAGATGAAGATTCCGAATTGTCCTCAAGAGTATTACATTACACACGCTAAACGAATGTTTGAGATGTTGTACAAAGAGGATAAAGAGTTAAAGAAAGTAGTGTTTCAAGGTCTTATTAAAATTTACGTTGATGGTGTTGGGGATTGTGAAGGAACTCCGGCTTGCGTAGATAAAGACGTGAAAGTAATGGAGTGGTTGGAACTTCAACACTTGGCATGTTGTTTACTTGTGAGAGAAATACCTTTTTATATGCACGCAGATATTCGGAGTGCAAGAGAGAAAGCGTATGAAACTTACATGAAGGTTATCAAGAAAAAGAAAGTGTTAAAGAGCGCGAAAGATCGTAAAATAATAACAGAGCGAATCCAGCGTAAGTACGACGGTGATGAGGATTTTACTACGCAGGATGTGAATAAGAAGATTGACGAAGCTATTGGCGAATGTTTCAATATGATAGTCAATCCAAACAATCCACATGACTCTTATAGCTTTGTAAAATTACCTTCATTGATTCCGGTAAAAAGCAAGGCAAAAGAAAAAAAAGTTGACGAAACGGCAAATAAATAATAACATAAGAAATAGGAAGAACTTATCTCTGTTTAAGTAAGTCCCTGCTTCGAGTTTTTGGATGGTTAGAAAACCGTCAAGAAAACCCCAAGTTGGGAAGATTTTCGACTAAACGAATATCAATTACTTAAACGGAGGTTTTTTTATGCCATCAACCACAATAAGCCCAAGTATTGACCAAGGCATTAAGCTAAATTTTGAGAAAAACTATTTGCTTTTAGCGCAGCAAGAAGAATCAATGTATGCAGGCGCAGGAGCATGTTATTATGTACCATCTGAAGGTTATGCACACAATATCGCTCGTATGGGTAGAGCAGAGTTGACGGAAGTCGCTACTCGTAACCCTAAATTGGCTATTGAAGATTATAACCTTGACAATCGTCAGTTCACAAAGAAAAGATTTACAAAAACTTTCCGTATCGATGAGAAAGATGATATAAATGAGTTGATCGCTGATCCAACTTCCGATTTGCTTACTACTCTAGTAAGAGCATCAAAAAGAACAACTGACCGTCAGGTAGCTATTGCTGCGGTAGGTGTTGTTCTTACAGGTGCGCCAAATGAAGCATTAACATCAACAAGCGCGTCAGATGATGGCGTTATCACAATAGATGCACTGGCTGGAATTGGGTACGATACAATCCAGACAATCACAGAAAATTTCATTAATAACGACGTTCCTATGAATGATTTCAAGGGAACTTCATTATCTATAACAGGTTTTGAAAATACTGAGGTAATGGGCATCACACAGTTTATTAATAACGATTATATCTCAGGTGAAGTTGTAAATGAAGGTTATGCAAAAAGAGCCGGAATGTATCAAATTATTTTGTTTGCTGGTTCTAGGAACGGTGGAATTACAGTACCTAATCCTATTCTTCCTGAAGCGACAACAACTCGTAAATGTATTGTGTTAGCTCCAAATTCAATAGCAATTATGATCGAATTGAATAAGTTGGATGTAACAGATGCGCCGGGTATAGTAGCTTCAAAAGACGTTACTATTGATATGTGGATAGGAACAATGCGGACTGAAGGTGTTAAGGTTCAGATCGTTCAAACAACTATATAATTTTTATTAATAACTTAAAAAGTGAGGTATGAATCATGGCAGATAAATACACAGATGGTTTTGATAATAAACCAAAAAATCCTGTTTTCAGCACAGGCCAAGCTGTAAAAAGAATTAGGGCAAAAGTAGAAATTGCTATTGCTGATGCAAATGGACAAAAATATATCATAGCCCAAGGGTTATCCATTGATGATATTGTTTTAAGTATCATGTTGCCTAAAGGTTGGAGTGCGGTAACGTCTGGAACTGATTTTGATATCGGTTTAGGATATATCGACGAAGCCGGGGATATCGTTGCGGTTGAAGTTGATGTTTTTGTTGACGGTAAAAATATGTCAGCAGGATTAACTTCGGCTCTTGATATTTGTGAATCTTCTTCCACAGATACAATCGGTGAAGCGTTAGCAACAGATGTATCAACTGAAGAAGCAAAAAGCAAATATATTATGTACATGACAGGCAACATAGTAGGTTCTGCTGCTGTTGATCTTGATATTGACATTGTAATTGCTCCATCAGCTTAATCATTAACTGAAAGAGAGCCTTGGAGTAAAGTCCGGGGTTCTCTTTTTTAAAACGGAGGATAATATGAAAAAGTTTTTTGGTGGATTAATATTTATTATAATGATTGTCATGCTATTTTCTACTGTCTGTTTTGCTTTGGGGAACAAGAATGATCTAGCGAATTTATCATTTAATGAACTTGAGACGGCATCAGCAGTTAATGGTACTGATGAGATTGCATTATTCGAGTCTGATATCCCTAAACAGGGTCAAACTGTAGCTGATATACAGGCGTATATGGGGATAATTGACGTTGAACTTATTAGTGCGACGATTGAGACTTTAACTTCAGCAGATGATGGTGGTGTTTTTGTTTTTACGTCAGCTTCAGCAACGACAGTAAACTTACCTGATGCGGCTGATCTTACGAAAGGCGTTTTGTTGATTAACGGTGATGGAAACAAAACATTATCAGTAAATCCTCAAGATACTGACACGCTCAAGACGGGCGCAGGATTAAATATTGGTGAGCAAATTGATGCAGCAGGAGTAACTGGCGAGTCCGCCAATGTGTTCGGAAGTGGTACAGATGTTTATGTAGTCACAACTGGTACATGGGCAAATGGTGGATAGGGTTAATAAAATAAGCATAGGCTTAGTAGCTATTTGTTTCGCGCCTTTAATGTTGAATACTATTAAAGATGGATATTCGATATTTTGTGCGTTAATAGCACTAGGCCTTTGTGCGTTTAGTAAAAAGATTGTGATACACAAGTATCATTTGATAATGGTTTTACCGATAGTTTGTTCTTTGATTTTTGGAGTAAAATTAGGAGAGCCGTTTTTAAATATCGTTTCTTACAAGATTTATAGTTTCCTTCCTTGTTTTTTAATACTTAGCTACATAATATTCGCTGGTTCTCTTGAGAATGCTTCAGGGCTAAAAACTCTAAGCGTTTTGGCGTGTATAATCAGTATTTTCTGTATAATACAGAATTTCAATCCTCATATGTGCAAGATCGCAGCATATAACCCTAATTCGATAAATACTCCTGCATACAAAGTGATAGGCACGTTTTTAAGTCCGATATTCTGTAGCATGTTCTTAGCGATGTGTGTTCCGGTTATGCTGAAATTTAAACATTACATTCCTTGCATAATTGCAATTATAGCCATTCTTTTGATGAAATCGGACATGGCAATAGGTTCAACGGCTTTAGGGCTTATTTGCTTACTAGGAATGAGAAAGAAGCGGTATTTAGGAGTCATTCTGATAGGTTTAGTGTGTTGTTTGGCGGCGGTTATGGTTATTAGACCTAAAATTGACGGTGGAGCAAGATTTGATCAATGGCAGAAGATTTATGAAGAATCAAATAGTCCGTTAGTTTTGTTTAATAAGAAGGGTGAAGCGAAAGTAATAAAGTACAAATTATTTGGGCGCGGACTTGGCAGTTTCAAATATACATATCATAAGAGAAACGAAAACGGATTTTTGTACGCACATAACGAATATTTACAAGTTTTGTTTGAAATGGGAAGATTCGGGGTGGTGGTGTTTATTGGATTTATTGCGTGGATCTTATTTAAGATTAAAGACGATTTTTTAAGGGCAGGACTGATAATCGGGTGTTTGTTGTCTTTGGGTACGTTCACATGGCAATTTGGGGCAACACAATTTTTAACAGCGTATTTTATCGGCATTGATCGACATATTAAAAAGGGGTGACGTTATGTCAAAAGTGAAAGCAGAAGTATGTAATTTAGCAGCAAGCAGATGTGGCAATAAGGGATCAGTTGAAAATATTGATACTCCGGAAAAGCCAATAGAAAAAACTTGTGCAAAATGGTGGTTGCCGTCACTCAAGATGGCATTGAAAGAAATGAAACCTAATTTTGCTACAACAAGACGTTATTTATCGTCTTTCCAAGATGCGCCTGCATTTGGGAACGAAACACAGTATGTATATCCGGCTGACTGTATGGCGTTTCTTGGGATTGGGAATATTGAAGATAAATTGAATAATTATACTATCGAAGAAGGATATATTCGGACTGACGCTTATGATGATAGTGATGATGGATTACCTGTACGAATGGTTATTTTAGAAGAAGATGTGTCAAAATACACGCCGGAATTTATTATTGAGCTATCTTGGTACTTGGCATGTAATATCAATATGGAGTTGACTCAAGACGTTCAGAAACAAGTCTATTTGTATGAGATGTTAGATAAACGTAGACCACAATGTGCAAGTGTCGATTCACAAGAAAACATACCTATTAGGATAAATACAAGCAAATTCAAGCAATCAAGAACAACGTCATATCCAGCAAGGACAAATAAAAAATGAAAGCTGCGACTATTTTTAATAATTTTGCTCGGGGCAGATTGGATCATGATCTAAATTCAAGAAGTGATTTGCCTGTATACCGTAATGGAGCAGACGCTTTCAAGAATTTTTATAGCAATTTTAAGGGAAGTGCAATTTTTCGCGGAGGGTTTGAGAATATCGTTAAGCATGAAGATTGCGCGTTTGTGCGGTTCCGGTTCAATAATACACAAGATTATCTTTTGTTATTAACAGCATTGGAAATGAAAATCTTAACGTATGACGTTGATGGAGATGTAGGGTTTGTTCAAAGTGGAGGCGGTGATTTAGTTGTAGTAACGCCTTGGAGTTTGGCAGAATCAAAAGAGTTAGCTTCAGAAGGTACAGCGCAGAGTGGCGATTTGATGTTTATGGTTCACCCAAGCCATGCGCCAAGATTGTTGACTAGGGTAAGTGCTACTTCGTTTACACTAGCAACTTATGTAAGGACAGCGGATCCGTTTACAGGAGCAGACGCATATCCGGCGGCATGTGCGATATTTGAAGGTGCTATTTATTACGCAAACACAAATGACCAAAAGACAACTATATTCCGGAGTAAGATTGGTGATTTCTTTGACATGACTTATGGAACGGCAGCGGATGATGGTTTTGAATATGATGTTGCAGATTTAACAGAACCGGTTGATTGGTTAAGGGCAGGGTCAAATAGTTTGGTTGCAGGGTCAGGACAGGCGTTAATTCCTATTAATGGAGGTGGTGCAAATACAGCGATTACTCCTACAAACGTAACGACCAAGATAAGTGACGTAGATGGAGCGAGTTCAACATTACCTGTGCGAAAAGAGAATTTATTGTTCTATATTAACGCATCAGGCCGGAATGTTAATTATTTCAATTATGATATCATTCAAGAGACGTTTCAGAGTAAAGATGCAAATATTGGAAGCTATGATATTACGAGAGGGAAATTAGATAAGCTGGCATACAAGAAAGATCGCAACAATTTAATTTGGAGCATAAGAGAGGCTACTGATCTTGTATCTCTGAATTTCAACTTAGATGAACGTATTATTGGATGGCATGAACATGAGAGTGTAGGTGATTTCAAACAGTTATCACCTCTTAATGATAATGAAGGGGCAGTAGGATTATTTGCTTTAATTGAGTACGATTCGATATTTTATGTGTGTAGGCTTTCGGAAGAATTTGAAGCACCGTTGAAATATACATTTTTTACCGGAAAAGATAATAAAGCGACAGATAAAAAGACGTATAACGTATTCATGGCTGAAAAGCTAAAAGAAGCCAATTATTTAGATATAAGTTCATTCGTTAAGAATTATTATACAACTACGATCACATATGTTGGAGATGTAGCGGTTGGTTCTGACGGCAATATTACGAGTACAGGCACAGAGTTTACTGGTGGTGATGTAGGAAACCGGATTGTTTATAAAACGGAAACAGGGGCAGAGTACGGGATATTTGAAATAACAGCATATAACGCAAATAATGATGTTGATGTAACGGTTCTTGCAGAGCCAACGGCGTTAGAATATTCGTCCTGGTACAGATCGTTTAATACGATAACAGGTCTTACTGATTACATCGGTCAAGAAATGAGTTTAGTAGGTGACGGTGGATATTTAGGTGAGTTTTTGGTAAGTGCCGGAGCAGAAATAGCTGTAGGTAAAGAAATAACCGTTGGAGTTGTGGGGTTCAAGTACGAAGGATTGATAAAAACATTCAATTTAGGATTTCAGTTGCAGGGAATTGATACGCGGGCCACTACCAAGAACATCTATAAGGCATATTTCACGTTTATAACGAGTGCTGGTGTTGAGTTTGGGTCTGATCTTTACGACATGACACCAATTCAAGATTTCGATCCAGCAGGATATTATGATTTACCGCCGTTACCTATGGACGGGCAGAGCGAAGAAGTTATTTATAATGACGGATATGAGACAGAAAAGTTTTTATACATCAAACAGAGTCAACCATTACCTTGTCATTTAACAGGTGTAATAACAGAAGTTTCTTATACGACTTCTTCATAATAGGGGATAATATGGAAATAGCATTAATAGCTAGTTTAGCTGTCGCAGGATATTCAGCTTATTCAGCATATGAGACTAAACAGGTTCAAGAAGCAGCGATTGAAAAACAAGAGGTTTTGGCGCAGAAAGATGTACAGGAAAAGAAAAATAAAATAATAGCACAACAAAGAGCGTCATTTTTAGCAAGTGGGATTTCATTAACAAGCGAATCTGTGAACGTGTTTAATAAGGAAACGAACGAAGCAAGTCAAGCGGAGACAAATAGAATTTCAAATTATTACGATACATATATTAATCAGATAGGCGGTGCGGCAAGAACACAGTATATTAATTCGTTAAGTTCGGCAATAAATGCCACAGGAAATTACTTTAATGCAGGAGCGTAAATAATGCCACAAAGACAAGTATATCAAGAAGGATTTAAGCAAGTAGCTATTCCGCAAGATACGGGAGAAGCGCAAGCTATAAGTAGGTTAGGTCAACAAGTATCAAGTGTATTAATTCAGAGGCAAGATAAGCAAGATGAGTTAAGGATTTCAAATTATAGTTCTCAGGCTGATTTAGAGATGATGGATGCAACGGCTAATTATAGAACAAAAAACGCTTTAAATCCTACTGACCGAACAGCGAATGAAGGGTTACAGAAAGAATACGATCAGATCTTTGATAAGTACGGTAAAGATTTGAGCATAAGCGGAAAAGGATTGTGGGCAAAGAACAAGGCTGTGCTTAAACAGCAGTACAATAGTAGTAACTTAAAATGGGCATTGGCTCAAAATGTAAAAAACGGTGAGACTAATTTACTTGAAGGAGTTAAAGCTGCCCATAAAAAGGCGTTTATTATGGGTACATTGGGGGATTTTAAGGCATTTCAAGAATCATCTGCTTTAAAAGAGTTACAACTGCGTGCTTCTGTAGAAGGGATTGTTCCTGCTGACCAAATCGAAGATGATATGGGGAATTTTGCAAGTGATGATATGAAAGATTTTATCACTGGATTGATTCAAAGAGATCCCGATGAAGCCGAGGATATGCTAAATGATGAGAAAATCAAGGAAACTATTGATAGTCCTAAGGCAATTTCTGATTTAGATAAGCTGGTAAAGAAGCGTAGGGAAGAATTAATGACTATTTCTACAAAAGAACAGTACGAAAACTACCAAGAGTTTGATAAAAACATGGGAAGTATGAACGTTGGTGAGCAATTAGGGGCTTTAGATCAGGGTATTTTGACAGGTGGAATGAATAAGAAGTGGGCAGAAGCTAAAAAACAGCGCATAATGAGCGCAAATGGTGTTAATGCAAAGACACAAAACGAGACTTTCGATAAACTTGGAATGAGGATATCTGATTTATCAGCAAGGTATAATGCTACAAAAGACGTAAAGTCAGCAAGAGACGTTTTGAATGGGTCAATAGAGATAGCTGCGGCGATAGATAAAGCGGTGGCATCAGGTGACTTATCTACAAAAAGCGCAAAGAATTTGAACAATCGATTAACTTCAGAGACTTTAGCAAAAGCAACAGAGAAAGTGGCCGGAGAAACTAGCCCTTGGGGTTGGGGCATGAATAACGCAAGGACTATGTTTAGAGACAACTTACCTGATCAAACAAGGGTTTCTGAAGCGGTGAGGGAGTATTTTGAATTTACGGGTGGGGAAGAAATTTCATATGCAGTAAGTTCGCCCGGCATACCTAATATGATAAAAAGACGACAGCAAGCAGTAGATCTAGCAAGAAGCATTGTTGAGAGATATAAACAGGAAGATATTGTAAGGGCGATAAATAGGGTTGAACCAGCGGTTGAGCCTAATAAGGAAGAATCAGCGGCAATTAACAAATTACTGGATTCATTAGGGGCAAACTAGTGGCTATTGATGAACAAACACAAAATAGGTTAAGTGAGTACGTCAATTCTGACAAGTTTAAGACGCTAGACGCGCCTACGCAGAGCCGGCTTACTTCGTATTTAGAAGCGACTTCGGGGAAAGTGGCCGGAGTGGATCCGACTAAATATGATGCGTCTGATATTATGCCATCAGCAAAAGGGAATAGTGACAACTTTTTTGGTAAGACTAGGGTATTATTCGAAGAAACTGGAAAAGCTGTGGTGCGGAGTTTTGAGGATATCGCAGGCAGTACGGGTGGAATGATTGGGATATTAGGCGATTCTCTGAAAGTGCCTAAGTGGAAGAAAGATTTAGTGCAAAATACAATGGGCTATTCTGATGAGTCAATGAAAATCGCTGATCTTGTGCCTGATACGATAAGCAAGTGGGGAAATGAAGCTAAAATCTATTGGAGTAAGGCGCAGGAAGAAGGATGGGCGCAAGCTGATGAAGAAATCTTTGAGGATAGTTTATTTGAAAATTTCTCGTTTACGAGAGCAACGGCATCTGTGGCCGGCGCAATTCCTTCAATAGCATCAGCAGTTTTGATCGGTTCAGCAACAGGCGGCTCTTCGGTAGCTGGCATTTTGTTTTTAAGTGGCATTGAGTCCGAAGATGTGTATTACGAAGCCGAGAAAGAGGGCAAGACACAATTACAAAAGAAAGCGTTGTTTGCTGCATCCTTTACAGGTGTAGCTATTGCTGAGGCTACTCTAGGGCCATTAAATAGGTTTTTAGAGGGTGGTTCAGGAAAGAAGTTGGTTGACATGGTAGTTGGCGGTGTTCGTGAAGGTGTAACAGAAGGGGTTCAGCAAACATGGCAGAATGCGGTGGCAAAGATCGGCTTGGATAAAGCTATTGATTTATTTGAAGGAGTGGCCGAAAGCGTTTTCGTTGGGTCAATATCAGGTGGCATAATGGGCGGAATGACATCACGAAAGAAAAACTCTATTGAATCTCGGTACAAGGAAATGAAGAAAGCCGGATTTACTGATGCTGAAGCTAATGCGTTAATTAATTCGGTGGCTGACATTATGGTTAATAAGAGCCAAGAGATTGATGAAATTTTGCAAAAAGGCGCAAATAAGACGATTAAGACAATGGCAGAGATGGATAAGCTGGATAACGAAGGTATGTTTGATTTCAAAGATATTCCTGAAGTAATACAATCAAAGACTGATGAAGAATTTTTTGGTAAGCCAGCAGACCCGTTGGTTGAGGAAGCGAAGAAGTACAAGAGTGCGGAGGAGTTTGTTGAGAGCCAGCAAGACATAAAGAAAGAAGAAATAAAAGAAAAAGCAACAAATGTTTCGGCAGACATAGCAAATAAGAAGAAATTTTTTCATGGGACTAGAACTGGAGAAATTAATTTAAGCATAGATGAAAGGAATAAGTTTGGGAATGGAATATATCTAACAACTAGCGAAGATATTGCAAGTGAGAGATTTGGGGGAGGTGAATCTAATAGGGTAGATGTTAATGTTAATAAAACATTTCAACTAGAGCCAGAACCTACGGTCATACAAAAGGTTTCTAAACATACTGGATATGACAAGCAGGGAAAAAGCACGTTTGAATTTGTAGATGTTCCAGTGTCTAAGGAAAAACTATCTTCTGATGTCGGATATTCTGACTTAATAAATCTAGTGGATAGAGGTGTTATAACTAGGGAAGATGCTATTTCTATTGATGATGCAGGGAAAACAAATATAGAAAAATGGGATTTTATGGTTGCTAGATTTAATAGTGCAGAAAAAGCAAGGCTAATAATAGAGTCATTAGGATTTGATAGCATTTCATTTAAGAGAGGTTCGGGCGATGCCTTAGTTGTGTTTGATGCTAAAAAAGTTGAAGGGATTAAGACAAAGAAACAACTAACCGACATATGGAACAAGGCGCAGGAAGCACCGAAGAAAGCCGAAGCAGACCCGTTAATTGAGGAAGCGAAGAAGTACAAGAGTGCGGAGGAGTTCGTGGAAGTGCAAGTGTCAAAAGAAACTGGTTTTAGAGACTATCATCAAGCTCCGAGAGCAGATAAAACACCTGTAGAAGAAAGAATGGAAGAGGGTGGAGATTTTTCACTGAGAGAAGTAGTGGCTGGGAAAAGTACAGCCCCCGATGATTTTTTTGATTCAAAAGTTGGTGCTAGATATTATATGTATGACAATTTAGAAGGAAGGCAAAGTGAAACAGCGATAGACAACATACGACGGGCAGAGGCAAATGGAATAACCGATAGGACTATTACGGCGTATAGAACAGTTCCTGATGGCGTGGACATAGAATCGCTTCAGAATGGAGACTGGGTATCTTTTTCAAAAGAATATGCTACTCAACATGGAGAAAGAAGATTTGACGGTAAATATAAGATTGTAGAACAAGAAGTAAGTCCTGATGAAGTTTGGTGGGATGTTAATGATATAAATGAATGGGGATATGATGACGGCAGTGGCGAAAAACGAATAACTCAAAATGCAAGAAAGCAACAACTGACCGACATCTGGAACAAGGCGCAGGAAGGTAAGGTTGCACCGGAAGAAGAGTCAGAAGAAATAAAGTTATATCGAGAATCTTTAAGTTCTCCATTAA